TTTAAACAACTCAAAAGGAGTCTATAATGTTCTTAAATCTATATTCAATCTACGATAACGTCGCAGAAGTATTCAATAAACCCTTCTCAGATATCAATGACGCATCCGCAATTCGTGCGTTCTCTCAGTCAGTAGAAGAAAACAAAAATAAAGACGATTACACCCTATATCACATTGGTGGATTCGACGATAACTCCGGTTCAATTACAGCCGATAAAAACCCGAAAAAACTACGTTCAGGATTCGAGATAAAGACAGCTAGTGTCATATCGATTTCAGAACAACAACAGCTAGACGACTTGGCAAAACATGAAGCACTAAAAAAACAAAGCGGTATCTAACTTATAAGGCCGGGGGTTATTCCCCGGCTCATTTATTAGAGGAAAAAACATGCAATCAGTAATGACACATAACTTTAGCCAGGCACCATCAATACAAGCGCCTCGCTCTCAATTCGATCGATCACACGGTCATAAATTTACACTAGACGCCGGCTGGCTCGTTCCATTCTACTGGGATGATGTACTTCCAGGAGACACTTTTAACTTAAATACAACGGCATTTGCACGATTAGCAACACCACTATTTCCAATCATGGACAACATGTTCATAGACACTCATTTTTTCTTTGTGCCTTATCGTCTTATATGGGCAAACAGCAAAAAATTCTTTGGTGAACAGGACGACCCAGGTGATTCAATAGATTTCCAAATACCAATTATGTCGGATGCAACATCATCGGTTAAATCAACAGGCGCCATGACATATGCATCAGACGCAGCTAGAGTATCAGCATTATTAAATTATATGGGTGTACCCGATGGAATAGATTCATCAGATGTAGATATCTCAGCTTTACCTTTTAGAGCGTATGGACGTATATATAACGAATGGTTCCGTGATCAAAATTTAATAGATTCATGGGATGCAGGTCAGTTAACAACTGACGGCCCTGATTCACAAAATTCAACAGCAACAAGACACAGATTACAAAGACGTGGAAAACGTCACGACTATTTCACCTCAGCATTACCTTGGCCCCAAAAAGGCGATGCCGTAACTTTACCATTAACCGGTAATGCGCCAATAATAGGAATTGGTAAAACAAATACAACATTTCAAACTGGGCCTGTAGGCGTAACAGAAACTGGAGGCGGTTCAACAAACTATGATTATTATGAAAACACAACTTCAGCAAGTGTTAGATTAGATGCAGCATCAGCATCAGGACCATTAGAAGTATATGCTAATTTATCAGCAGTAACATCCGCAACAATAAATGATCTTCGTGAAGCATTTCAAGTACAAAAATTACTAGAACGCGACGCTAGAGGGGGTACACGTTACAGTGAATTGGTTAGAAATCATTTTGGCGTTAACTTTTACGACGTTAGCTATCGTCCTGAGTATCTCGGTGGCGGTTCTTCTCCTGTCAATATCAGTCCTATAGCACAACAAGCAGGAACAACTGACGGTTCAGCTACAGGTGTTGGTGATCTCGCAGCTATGGGAACAGCATCAGTATCAGGTCATGGTTTTACAAAATCATTTGTAGAACACGGCATTGTAATGGGACTAATCTCAGTACGTGCAGATTTAACTTATCAAAAAGGAATACGTCGAGAACTATCAAAATCGACTAGATATGATATCTACTGGCCTTCACTCGCGCATCTTGGCGAACAAGAAATACTTAGCAAAGAAATATACTGTGATGGAACAGCGAACGATGAGGATGTATTCGGTTATCAGGAACGCTATGCAGAATACCGCTATAAGCAATCTCAAATATCAGGATTATTCCAATCAGACGCAACGGGTTCACTTGATCCTTGGCATCTTTCACAGGACTTTGGTGTAACACGTCCTACTCTAGGCGAAACCTTTATACAGGAAGACCCACCAATCGATAGATGTATACAGGTAGACACAGAACCACACTTCATAGTAGATACATATATTAACCTTAAATGTGCTCGTCCTATGCCAACATTTGGTGTACCAGGCATGATCGATCACTTCTAGGAGAAAAAAATGTCATTAAGTGAACTTACTGGTATCGGTGGCGGTGATTTATTATCAGCAGGCCTAGGATATTTAGGAGTAAAAAAAACAAATGAAGCAAATAGAGATATAGCTTCTGCAAGGAATGTAATGGAAATAGAAGAAGCTGGAAAATCAAGAGACTGGTCTTCTAATGAGGCAAAAATAAATAGACAATTCCAAAGTGGTCAGATACAACAGCAACAAGCATTTCAAGAAAGAATGTCTAATTCAGCAGTACAGAGACGTATGCAAGATATGAAAAAAGCAGGTATAAATCCTATATTAGCAGCAAAATATGACGCATCATCACCAGCTGGTAATGCGGCATCAGGTGGTATAGGGTCAACAGCTAAAGCTAATGCACATGGATACCAGGCACAAGATAAAATAGCAGGAATGCTTAATAATTTAGGAACTGCATTATCTGTGAAAAAACTTTCATCAGAAATAAGAAACTTGGAATCAAGAAGTAATTTATCAGACAGAACTAAGGATTTAACAGATCCAGTTAGTAAAGTAATGGCAATTTTAGATAAATATATCGAAGGTGGTTCAAATACTGCTAGTAGTTATAGACAAATGGGAGAAGATACAAAAAATGCAATATTAGAGTTAAGAGATTATATATCAGGTGAAAACTCACGTAAGGCAGATGATATAAGGAAACAACCAGGTATAGAATTAACACCTTATGCAAAATCAAAGAAAAATAGACATAAAAACCAATATGGCAAGAGAGGTCCAAAATAATGTCATTCTATAAAACAGACGAAAAAGGCGAGATTATCCGCAAACGTGTACAATTATCAATACCAGAAGACGAGGTAATCCGAGTCGAACAAACACACAAGGATGAAGTCAATATAAATAATATCGTCAAGCGTCATGGTATGGACCTGATCGCTAAAACAGCTGCTCTACAGCAATTTACATACGACGATAACCCAAACAATGACTTCCAAGAAACAATGAATATGATTTTAAAGGCTAAAGAATCATTCTCAAGTGTACCTTCAGAGATTCGTAAAAAATTTGATAATGATCCCGCCAAATTTATGGATTTTATCCATAATGGCGATAATCAACAACAACTAATCGATTGGGGTCTAGCAAAAGCCCCAGAAACACCACAACCTATCGAGGTAGTGGTAACAAATCAAGAGACTCCCCCGCCATCAGGCGAGGCTTGATACTTCGGCGCCGATAGGCGCCGATTTTTTTTTCACGCCTATAAAAAAAACTTATACCCCATAAAAACATTCAATTGGACGTACGTCCATAAATCATTAATATAGTAACTGTAAGTTAAATAAAACGTTAGGAGTCAACGACATGAAACACTATAAATTCATTTGCCACGTTTCAAAAGAGGAATATACTTCCTCAAACATATTCATGGAAATATACGCCGAAGGCGAAACATATAGAGAAGCAACTTCAAATGCTTCTAATAATCTTAAAGAACAATACGGATTTACACTGGATAAATTCGATAATATAAACATAAGCTTCCAATGGGAAGATTAAAAAACTAGGGGTCCCTCTAAGGCGATTAGCATAGCGTTAAAGCCAAAGAGGTACCCCACCCTTCAAAAGACACTTTAGTGTCAACTAGCGAGCCATGGATGGCTCAAGACTGCATATCATGGATGATATGCGATAACTGCGCGAGTAGCGCAACTTAAAAGGCCCATAGGGCTGAGGCATCAAAAGCCGAATCCGGACAGCAATCTACTTGATATAACTGTCCGGACTGACACCTTTTTACAAAAAAGTGTCAATCCAAGCTTTACAAAGCTTAAAAAAATAGATTATTATAATAATCAAACAACCAGGAGGAACTCATGGGAAAACGTTACAAAATGAGCAAAGGCTCATCAAAACGAAAATTTAAAAAAAATACAGGTGTTAATAAAATGAACACCAAACCTCGCCCAATGCGTGGCGGAACACGACTATAAATGAATGGCGTGCTTTCATCCATTAACGGCCTATCGCGATAGCCAGGGCCAAATACGATTCGATGAAAAAAACAACGGCGACCCCCTCAAGTTACCATGTGGACAATGTCTTGGATGCAGACTTGAACGATCCAGACAATGGGCAATGCGAATCGTCCACGAAGCAAGTACTCACGAAGATAACATCTTTATTACACTCACATATAACGACGAAAATATACCGCCTGATGGCTCGCTTATTAAATCGGATTTCCAAAAATTTATAAAGAGGCTAAGAAAACATGCAAATACCAAAAAACTTAGATACTATCATTGCGGAGAGTATGGAGATAACACAAACAGACCTCACTACCATGCTATTATATTCGGGTTCAACTTCGACGA